CCTCCGCCTACTCCTCCAGGGTGTCACAGGCGGAGTGACACCCTAGCCCACAGCCGGAAGCAACCAACGTGTACACCGACGATGTTGGACCTTTTTTATAACTTCTTAGTGGGTAAGCTGATTAAATTATGGTTCACACCTAAAGTGTGCCCGCCCAGCAATCCAAGTTCAGTCTGGGTGAACAGAGCCATCACTCTACTACCATGAAAACAGCCTAGTGTGCCAAACACTAGCTCTCAACTCCTCCGCTATAATCCCACTAGCCGACCAAACCCTAGCTGCGAATCCCCTCTTACGCCAACTGTTATTAGGTAACACTTTCAGAGTTAACCCAATCAGTACCTCTCTAACTGCTGGGTGAGTAGTCCCGCCAAACACTTGAAGCGTACCGCCAAGGTAGTCTAACATTTCTCCCAACCTACTCCCAGTTTGACGAGTCAACATCCACAGGTCCGGGTAGTTCTTCTCTAACCACCAAGAAACGGTTAATTTCCTCAATCTTAAGAGTGGACGCACTTCTTCCAGTCTGGCAATCACTCCCCGGAATTTGCCGTAATATCCTTTCCGCTCATTAAATTCATTCAAATATCCCTCATACCCTAGTTTTGCCAGACTTTCTAATTCTGTGCCTGGATAGATTTCTTGCCCTCCAAGAGGGGCAAACCTGTCTGAGTACTCTACGATTTTAGGCCGCTCCAACCGTAATTTATCACGCCATTTGTCTCGTAGATAAGATCCAAGCTGCACTATATCATCCGACCTCAACGTGCATAATGATTCAGCCTGAGCTAACTGGTCCGCTTCCCCCTCAGACAATATCACTCCAATTTCGTCCGCCCTATTCTTCCAGACCTGAGCTCTAGTCTTAGTGCGTATTCTCACACGAGCTACTTCCTCATCTACCACTTTTGGAAACGCTGGAGCACACCTCGTCTTCCCGTCCCAAGGCAAAAGTCCTATCCCCCCTAAAAACCTAGGCACACCTAATATCTTAAATGGCAAACGTAAGATCCTACACCAGGTCCGACCCAATGACTTGAATAATAATACGCCGTCGACACCTCGTCGGTCTAGGGCGCTGCATACTTCTTTCAAAGCCATAATCACTCCATCTTCCTTCCAGGGCGTGGAGGTCCAGGGTTTACGTTGAACTAAACCTGGAATTATACGTGCCGGATAACCTAAACAGTGCTTATCGAACCAAACTCTCAAGAATTCGGTCTGCCCCTGCAAGACGGAAAATTTCCCCTCTCCTCCCAGTACTCCCATCTTCCGATATCCTTCAGCAAAAAGACGAAGGGCTTGGAAACTGTCACCAAACACAGCACTGTCATCTCCCCTAACATACTTTTCAAGCTTGGCAGTATCCACACCAACGCCTTCAAGCAATTTCCCGACAGCGTAAGTCATCACCAAGTTCCAAGCATCTCCTATAATGGAAGTCAAACGCAAACCCGACATTAGCCCACCTAACACTCTCTCAACCCCGCATTTACCAGTCGTTGGGTCCTTCCAGAACAGACTAGCTGTATCAAAACTGTGGAGTAGTTTGCCGGCAACCGTGTCAAAATAACTGTAATATGTCGGTGGAACGCTCAATCTGGCCCGATCGAGCAACCAGCGGAATATTTCTTTTAACTCATCTGTAGTAGGTTGGTGGTCAAATTTTTGAAAGTCGAAGGGTAAAGAAAATCCATCACTGCTCTTTTTCAACATCGCGTCGAGCCGTGAACAAAGTTGAGATACACTTTCTTCTCCAGTTGATCCGTCCCAGCTCAAATAAGCCTTTCCAGTTAATTTAACTACCCACGCCATTAATAGATAAGTTTCAATATCGCCCGCGACTGCTAAACGCACCTTACCCAACTCAGATTTCACTAATGTGGTATTCCTCTGTCCCACGTAACGCTTACACCGATCCACTAGTTCATCATCAGTATATAGATCGACCAGAGTATTCTTTCGAGCCTTGAACTTATGTACCTTTCCGTCCATCTCCACCTCCATCTTTCCAATAGACGACGAGCCACTGGTCACCCATTCCCTACTTGCCACAAAATCTTCGAAAGATATGAAGTCAGTGACCACGGGTGGGCAGTCAAGGGCTTCATCGACTAGCTGTTTGAATGAATAACCAGGTGGATACTTGTGTTTTAAACCTCCATGCGCTAGATCTTTCGCCTCCTTCTCGTAGTCAAATCCAGGGAAGGGAAGGTTACGATATCCAGTTAGTGAATGACACTCAACGTACGGTAACCAATTTTCCATATCCACCGGGCCCCGTTTTATACAATCACTCAACCACTTACATACCTTAACAAAATGCTCAACTCCATCATCGAAACAGCCCGTCCTAGACATTTGTTGAGTCCATCTCCCTTCGTCTAATAGCACACCACTCCAACATATATTTAACGCACAGATATAATCAAAATCACGTAAGCGACACAGTGTGTTTTGAAGCAAGCTCTCTTTCCGACTGCATGTGACGTAATCCACCAAGTCTCGAACTCTAGTCCTTCGAATACCCAAATCGCTCTTTTGCCTGGGGGGAAAAGTTTCCAACCACCACTCCTCAGTGATATGGTTGGGCACCACCACTGCTGCCTTCTTCCTACAATGTCCAAACTTCTTAGCAGCATTACTAACAATCTGAGCCCAAGTAACTTTGTTACTTAGAACTGGGACTGCTAACAGAGGCTGCCCGACGCTCCGCGCCTGTAAGAACTTGGACGATCGATGGAAATACGACAATAAGGCCCACGCCATATTGTTGTCGTGCCCTACCAAATGTGAATAACACGAAGAAAAGTGACGTTCTTCGTCACCTACCCCCGATGCCCAGTAACGGCACTCTCTATATCCGAGATTCCCATCCACAACTTCGAGTCCGGTCCACCCGAGCCTGCGGACAACACTCCCGCTCCTGTCTCGAATACTCCCATCACCCCTCTTTCCAACCGTTCCATTGCCGACAGATTCCCACTGTCTGTAGTCACAGACGTCACCGGGTTGGAAGGATGGCTCGACCCCACTATCACCGTTGACCCTGTCGAAATGTCTGATGTCGGTGTAGTCGTCACCGCTATCCCGGAGACTGGCGTAATAGCTGAACTCCCGGAACCTGTTTGCGCTCCATGGCCATGTGTGTCGGGAGGCAAACCACCCCCTCCTGTTGAGGTATCCCCAGATAGAGACCCGGATGGCAGAGATCCACCCCCCGATTTGTCCCCTTTTGTACCAGGTGCCGTAGTCTTGCTGCCTGTCAGACCTCCTCCCACCGGGCCACCAGCCCCCGGCCCAGAGGGTGGCCCACAAGATTTTTCCCCATCCCCGGAAGCAGATAGATCACGACGTTTCTTTCCAAACCG